AATATCTGATAGATTTGCGGTCATCTCTAGAAACAATTAAATCAATTTCATCTGCAAAAACTAATGAGAAATCTATATTTTCTTTTGCCGCTTCTTCAATAAATCTCTCTCGCTCATAAACCTCTGTGGTAAGACGATTTCCAAGCATCCAAAGTTTCATATATTACTTTTTCTTACCGCCGTTCTTAGCCTTTCTTGCTGTCGCGTTACCACTATTCTGTTTCGCGTTGGCAGACTTCCCCTTCTTGTTCTTGGGTTTGCCCATCGTGTCGCATCTCCTGAAATGCTAATATTAGTATATATGCGACACAATATAAGGTAAATAATAATCCGCAACAAAGAAGTATAATTACACTCCAGGTTGGATCGGTAACATTATCGAGAGAGTGAAGTATTAAATTCATTTTTACTATTTATTTACAATCGTCAACCCAAGGAGCACATATTCTCATCGGTGGGGCAAGAGCCTTACATTCATCAGTATAGCATAATGTTTCGTCATTTTCTTCTTCAAGATATTTTGGTTGGTATATTTGGTCTGCTTCACGAATGATACGATCATATTCTGGAATTACTTGTTCAATTGCTCTATCCACATCAGATTCAATTCTGGCATCTCTTTCCTTTTCACTTTCAATCCTTATAGAATCTCTATCAAGTCCAAAATGTTGAACAATTTCATTATAAAATTTCCAAATATCCTTTTCATCAATTTTCAACCATCCAGATAAAGAAATTACAACCAATATAATAATTGAACCAAAGATAAAACCTCTAATTTTTTTAGAAGTTATATCCGGAATAGCAGTAAATTTTCCCTCTTTAATTTCAAAAAGTTTAAACATTATTCTTCTCGTATTCTTGAATAGAATTGTCTATCACTCTATTAATACGATATCCTATAAGTTCATCATCCCGAATAATATAATCATTTAAAACATCAATTGTTCCCATCTTTAACTGGAACTCGTCTAATAGATTAAAAACTTTTCTTTTTTCAACTCCAGGAATAATAGAAATCAAATCCAATGACCCATGAATAATCGCACCGATTTTTATTAATTCTTTAAGTGACTTTTTTTCTTTTCCAGATTTAAACTGAAAAATATTAAACTTACTCATATTCATTAAAGAATTCCTCCAAAGCATCATCTAATATTTCTTCTGGATTGATATTCTTTTTAGGTTCTCTCATCTTCTTAGTATCAAAAGTCAAAGTAGGAGTGATTGAACCATTATCTTCAACTTTTACCTTAGCACCAAATGGAGTTCCTTTTGGTTGTATTTCTACAGAATCGTGAGAGTTGAGTTTAATTTCCCCAAACTCAGTATCCACCCCTAGGTATCCAGCATTCGCAATAATGTCAATACCATCTTCCGTTTTTTGTGGCAGATTTTCTATTGACATAAAAAAGGGGAGGTCTGCAGCACTCCCCGGTATTTATTAGATTGTGATGTATTATCAGACTTCGGTTAGAACAAGACGATTTGCGTAACCATAAGCAAAGTCAGTTCTTGCTCCATGATGTCCCCAACGAATCCACCTTTTAGCAAGTCTCATATAATCATTAATAGATTTACCAGGTGTTTTCATTTGGTCCTCAATCATCTTCCAATCACCTTCATGCAGCATGTAATCAAGTTGCGCGTCCATTGAAGAAGGACTTGCACCAATACGAGCAGCATGTGCTCCTAGTCCATAAAAACGAGGAGCATTGGTCCATTGGATTAGACCATAACCACCACTTCTACACCCACTATAAGGCACTCTAGCACCACCTTCACATATGTTGGGAATGAAGGTAGATTCTTGGCGAATATTGCCCATAATGGTTGCTAGGGCGTTTTTGTCAGTGATTCCACGATCTTGAAGGAAATTCAAAGCACGGGACTCATTAGTATTACATCCTTTACAAACTAATCGTTTTACTTTAGGTTTTTCGGGAACAACCTCTTTGGTCTCTGTCTCTTGAGTAGGACCTTCAGGAACAATCGCAAATGGTTGCTGTACTGAAGATGTTGCCATACTCGGTGCTGGCAGTGTTGCCGCTGATGTTGCAACCGCACCTAAAAGAGCTACGGTTACATTTGTTAGGTTTTTAAGCATTTAGTTAAATTGAATTCGGCATCCGTATAGAAAGGGGGTCCACCCTTTTCTCAAAGGGCACTTTCCACGGCTCTAAGTGTCACGATCAAAGACTCATAATGAGTACCCCGCTCATAACGGGGATTTTTTCATAATAAGTTACTATTTAGAATTTGTCAAGATATTAAAAAATATATACATAATTACACTGGACAAAAATAAAATGTATCAGTATAAAATCAAGAAGATCACTAGAGTAGTTGATGGTGATACTATAGATGTAGATATTGATTTGGGATTTGGTATTACACTATCTCACAGAGTTCGTCTTAAAGGAATCAATGCCGCTGAAACAAGAACTCTGGACTTAGAAGAAAAGCAGGCAGGCATTAACGCAAAATTGTGGTTAGAAAAAGAACTTTCCAAAAAAGGTGAGTGGATAATTGAAACTACAAAAGAAGACAAGTATGGAAGAATACTTGGTACTCTTTATCTTGTAGGAGAACCAGTTACAGTGAATGAAAGAATGTTGAACGAAGGTATTGCTAAACCTTATTAAAATGAAAGATATATTCAAAGAAATTAGTGCTTTCACAATAGTTAGATTAGTAATCTTAACTTGGTCAGCATCACTTCTTACACTTGGTTATATGGATTACCTAAAAAAAATGGATGCTACTTTTATAGCATCCGTATTTACTTCTACTTTAGCAACCTTTGGAGTTGATGCCGCAAATAGGAAATCAAAGACCAGCCTTGACAAATCTGTAGACTGTGATACCTGCAGAACCAAGAGTAGCAACGAGAGCACCTAAACTACTGAAAAAACCCGATAATTTTTCCTCAAGAGGTTTTCTCTCAATATGAAATAACTCTTTATTTTCATATACCCACTTCCATACAGGAACTCTCATATCTTCAGGGACTAGTGGATTAATCCAAGAACTTATTTCACTTTCTCTATCATCAACCAAAATACCTTTACTATTATAAGTACGAATTCTTTGAATATTATACTCACCAGTATAGTCTACAGATTTATCGGCAATCTCATCAGCAACCCAAAAATCTACATCTGCTTGAATTCTTTCATAATGAGTTTTCATAAAAGTAATATCCAACTCAACATCACCATTTTCTGGTCTGTATGGATGTGATACTCCATTTACACAAACTTGAAGTTTGCCTGGATGTAGTCTATTTTGGGTGGCAAATACTTGACATACTAATGGTTTTGGAATTAACCAAGATGTTCTGGTTAAAACAAAATATGGAGTACCAATAGAAAGAGTGAGTGGTATTCCTATAGCAAGTATTCTTTTTCTGTGACTTTTAATTAATTGTGTGGCAGCTTCACCTAGGTCTTTTGTTTTAGCAGCATGGATTATTAAAAGATTACGAAATGCTTGTAGTCTTTTACGAAATCCAGAGTCATAATTTGATTCTTCAGCAACAAGTATCATTCTATCCAGCTTCTGTAACAAGACGACATGATCTGTGTCGTTACAGGATTGGGATGACATTTTGGTGTTAGGGGGGCGCTTTATCTAAAACTATTTATTGGTAAGATGTGTATATTAAATATTACTTAATCCACAATTGCCCTTCGGCAGTTCTTCTTCTTGCTAATCCCGATTCAACTCTTGTTCCTGGATTACGATAAAGATATAAAGCATCAGGAACTTTGGACCACTCTTTATCTTTTAAGACTCTTGTTATCGTATTAAAGTCAGAGCTTCCATAAAAATCAGCGCCAAGATTATAAGCAAAGCTAAGAATTGCGCCTTGTTGATTTTCATTCATCTCTCTCCAATAAGGAATTTTAGAAAGTTTTGGAAGGAACCTATTTTTTAAATCAAACTCAAGTAAAGCATCAGCATACTTTTGAGTGATAACTCTTCCAATTTTAAAGGGAGTTCCATCAAAATCCTTTGTACTTCCCCACCCTATCGTGATTGGAAGACTTTTAGTTAAAGGATCTGGATATGCATTTAAATGGCATCCCTCAAATGATTTAATTAAATTGATACCAACCAACGACACTTCGTTGGCATTGTTTGCCTTGTTGGCATTGTTAGTTGGCGTTTCTACTTTTTTGCTTCAAAAATGCGACCCCACCCAGTCTTATCTTTACCTTTTTCTAACCAACGATAAGTAAGGTCCGACTTCTTATATACAGCACCCTTACCATTCGTAACAGGTCCAGTATAACCATCATTGATAGAACCATAAGGATCATTTACAACATAATCTTCACCCTTCTTACCAATCACCACAACCATGTGCCCACCAGTAGGTGCAGATAAAGAACCCCTGTGATAGATGCCAATAATGACAGGTCTGCCAGCGGCAAGCTCACGATCAAGATCAGAAAACCCAAGATTGTAACTAAAGCGTGACTTAACTCCATAACCTTCCAAAACTTTTGTTTGGACGGAGTGATCTGTTGTATCACCAACGGCAAATACTTTTTGAACATAAGCATCATCACCCTTTGGTCCTTGAAGAGTTCCTGGTCTAAAGTACTCTAAGCACATCGCACATGAGGATGAATTACAAGTTCTTTGAGCATCCCTATAATTATCTGTTTGGGGATAAAATGGAACTGGAAGAACTCCAGGAATTGCTGGTTTGGTTCTAAAAATTCTAACCCAGTTTGAAGTATCTTCAAGTAAATCAGGTTCTTTACTAATCAAATCTACTTCTAGTTGCTCAACTGCCGCAACGTGTTTTGGATTATTAGGATCGAAATGTTGAAAAAAGTTATGAAGATCTATTCTCATTATTTTCTCCGCAACTAGTAATCTATTTATTTAAAAAAAAGAGGGTATTACTACCCTCTATAATTAGTGAATATCTTCAGTTGTTTTATTAATTGAATAAGCAATTAACACTAAGGACGCAATACCGACAAAAGTAAAAAGAACTTCGTGAAACATTTGGTCTATCCAATTACTTCACTACTAGTTATAATCTCAAACAGTAGCACCAACTTTCACATTCGCTGAAACGTACTCAAGAACATTTTCTGGAGTGGTTTCCACATATGGATCCGTATCGGAGTTGTCACGCATACCCTCCTCAAGGAAAAGTTTACTGATGACTCCATTGTCCACAACCATAGCATAACGCCAAGAGCGATCTCCGAAACCAAGGTTAGACTTATTGACAAGCATTCCCATAGAACGTGTGAAGTAAGCATTGCCGTCTGGAATGAGTTTTACTTTTTCAATGTTCTGGTCTTGTGCCCAGGCATTCATCACAAACCCATCATTAACAGAGATGCAGTAAATATCGTCGATGCCAAGACCAATAAAGTCGTCGTATTTCTCTTCGAATCCAGGTAGCTGATAGGCACTGCAAGTAGGAGTGAAAGCACCAGGCAAACTAAACACGACCACACGCTTTCCATCGAAGAGTTCTGCAGTTGTACGAGTTACAAACTCACCATTCTCACGAAAAGTAAATTGAACTTGAGGAACTTGATATTGCTCTTTACGCATTTTTACCTCCATAGAAGTCTCCTTCTTTTTAAAAAAATTAAGCATCAAAATACGCCAGGAATAATTTGACCAGTGGTTACATAAGTTCCGACAGCAATAACAAATCCAAGCATTGCCAGTCGTGCGTTGAGGATTTCTGCCTCAGGGGTCCATCCGAATTTCATTTGTTTTCTCCTAAAAAATTAAAGGTTTTGTTCTTGTTCTGTGAGGATTACACAATCACTTGTTGGATATGCAACACAAGTGAGAATAAATCCATCTTCGATTTGCTCATCATCCAGGAAAGACTGCTCACTATTGTCAACAGTGCCGCTAACCAGTTTACCAGCACAAGAACTGCAGGCGCCTGCACGGCAAGAATAAAGCATATCTAGTCCTGCCTCTTCAGCAGCTTCCAGGATATATTGATCATCTTGGCACTGAATTACATTCTCAGTGCCATCAGGGTGTTGAAGAGTGATGTTGTAGGTAGTCATTAGTAGGTCTTAGAAAGTTGATTTACAGAGTGTGCCAATAAAACAAAAAAGGCAACACTAGTAATTGTAAAGATAGTCGCGGTCATTGTCAAGTCTCCTTAAAAATGTGGTCCTACTCCAGACATCCACGGTTCTTGATAATTCTCAGATCCACCAATAAAACTTGGAAGAGGATCTAAAGTTAAAGTTGTAGCAACATTTTTAGTTGCGATATCATAAAGAACTTCGTGGATATTTTCTGGTTCTTTGGTTTGATTTTCTTTGGGAAAATCTTCTTCGTGAAGAATTTGCTCCTGAATAAGTTGCTTTAGTGCGATGGATTTTTCTGTATCTGGAGCAGGTCCAAACCAAGGATCATCCTCAAGGATTTCTGGAGCAGGGTAGGTCATTAAAAATTAAACGATTCCAAAGAAGAGTTTACCAGTTGCTGCGTAAGAAATCAAGCCCGCAATGATACCAAGCATCGCCCAGCGTCCATTCATTTTTTCAGCTTTTTCAGCATAAGGTTCAAACCCATAACGTTCGATATCTTCAGCAGACATCCACATTGTAGGTTCTTTGGCAAACATATTCATTTGCCCAAACTCATTTTTTGTTACAGTCATTTTCGTTTTATTACGAATTGTTACACAATTATATAGCAAAAATAAAGGGGCGTCAAGCCCCCCATCCAAAAATTTTGTTTTGATTTACTGACCAATACGCCCAACAGCAATCCTTGCTTTGTTAAGCACGGAACCGCTCAAAGGAACATATCCAAGGTCATCAGCAATAGATTGTGCCTTGGAACTCAGAGCATAATTTAAAGCAGCACGGATATCATTTGTCTTTGCGCCATTCCCAGTCTTATAGGCAAGAACCCAAGTCAAAGTGGAAATTGGATATGCAGTTGCTCCAGCAGGATTGGGATTTTCACCAGCAAGGTTTGCGTCCAGTTTGATGCCATTCAGAGCAGCAGAACCAGAAGATGCAGTAGGAAGAACAAACTTACCTGCCTTGTTTTGAAGTGCTGCTGCTTGGAGTTTGTTTACCTTTACAAATCCAGTATTCACATAACCAATAGATCCAGGAGTTTGGCGAATAGAACCTGAAACACCCTCATTACCCTTTGCACCAACACCAACAGGCCACTTAACTGCCTTACCTACACCAGCAGTCCAACCACCAAAGGCATCCAGAGAGTTGGTAAAGGCAAAGGTAGTTCCAGAACCATCTGCACGATATACAGTGCGAATAGGACCAGCAGCACAACCAAGTGCCTTCCAATCCTTAATGCGACCAGCAAAAATATCTACAGTTTGCTTCTGAGTGAGTTTCAGAGTACAACCTGGTTTGTTATAAGCAACAGCAATCGTTCCACCAACCATAGGAATCTGAACGACACCACGCTTTACTTTTGCTGCTTCTGCTGGTTTGATTGGTTCGTCACTTGCGCCGAAGTCAACTGTTCCCGCAAGGAATTGACGAACACCAGCACCAGAACCAACGGACTGATAATTAACCCTATTCCCAGAAGTTCGTGCATAATCTTGGAACCATCGTTGATAAATTGGTGCGGGGAAGGTGGCACCAGCACCATTCAGAGCAGGTCCAGCAATTGCCGCAACAGGAGCAGCAACCAGACTAGCAACAATAAGATTTTTGAGTTTCATAAAAAGTGAGTAACTACAAAGAAATTCTAAATGAATTGGAAAGAAAAGTCCACTAAGAATAGGTTAAGAACTTTAAGAAAATAAAAAGCACCCCTAGGGGTGCTTTCACTCAATCTATGAGTAGTTTATCAGAAAGTGAACTTAGTCTGGATTACACCACCCCACTTGGAGGCATTATCATTCAGACGCTGGTTGTCACTAGCGTAGAAGATAGCAGGAGTGATGCTGATATTGTCAGACACCTGATACTTGTAGAAAATTTCAAGCATCGTTGCCTTCTCAAGTTCTTCACCAGTTGGTGCTTGACCTACAGCAACACCAGCAGAGTTACCTTTTACAAACACATCTTCCCACTGAAGACCTGCCATCCAAGATTGGCTATCAGTAGCAGCACTCTCAGTACCACTTACAGTGTTCCAACCATAACCAACGGAGATTGAAGGAACAATACCAGACTGCTTAGGTTGCCAGTAAGCGTTTGCAGAGTAACCACTGGAAGTTTGTCCAGGAACAAGAGTACCAGAAGAACCATCGAGACCGTTATAAGTACGAACACGGGTTCCCTGAGTACCATAACGATATCCAAGTCCGATACCCCAGTTAGTACCACGATAACCGATTTGTGCCATAGTATTCAGAGCACCAGTTTCATCAAATACTCCAGTTTCGGAGTTGTCACCATCTTGAGCAACATAGTTTACGCCAGCAACGAAACCTTGCTTACCCTTTTGCTTCCACATAGCACCGAAACCAGCACCAGTTGCCTTGTTATAGACGCCAGGAGTACCAGCAACAGCAAAGAAGTCAAGAATATCAGACTTATATACTGAAGGAATCCAAGCCATTTCAGTATTACGAACCTTAGCACCAGCAGTCAGAGTAGTGGTGTTATTGAACGCGGGGAACTGATAGTACAGACGATCAAGGACTACATTATCACCATTATCGCTTGAGAAGTTATCTGCCTTGTCAAGTTTGAACAGGGAAGAAGAAGAACCGAATGGATCAGTGCTGAAGTTGGAAGAACGCAGACGAGTACGGAGCAAGTCCTTACCAGTAAACGAAGTATCAAAGTTCAGACGAACATCATAGTTAAATGCTGTGCGAGTGCTGACATCACTCTTGGTATCATAACCAGGAACACCACCAAGAACGAAGGTTGCTTCACCTTTCAGTTTGGTTGTGGTGGAGAACTGAGTTGCCTCAAGTTCGCCAACCTTTGCTTCAAGACCGTCTACACGACCTTTGATAACAGCAAGTTCAGAAGAGAACTCGCTCATAAGACGCTTGAGTTCATCGGTAACTTCAGTTACACGGTCCAAGCAAGAATTGAGAAGAGCTGCTGCCTCATAGCGGGTCATTGCCTTGCCACCACCATAGGTGCCATTAGGATAACCAGCAACGCAACCATAACGCTCTACAAGGTTGCTGAGTGCCTGATATGCCCAATCAGTTGGTTGCACATCAGAGAATTGACTAATACTAGTAACTTGTGATTCCACATATGGTCCATATTGACCAAAAGGTTCTGCGAACGCAGCACCAGCGACTAGTGGGGTTGCAGCGAGGGTTGCTGCGATTGCGGATTTAAACATAAGTACCTCTATATTTTCTCGCAGAGATTTCCTGCGGATGAATGGAAGATCGACTATCTTCCGATTTAGGTCACGTAACTAAACGAGTAGTTGAGGTTTCGTCACGCTCACTTATTTAGTATAAGTTAGAAAGAGTGGACTGTCAAGCCTTTTTAACCTTTCTGTAAGGTTTTCCTTGAGAATCAAATCCATCAATTTCGATGTAATGAGGTTCCCCATTAAAATTATCAACAGGAGAAACCAGCAGATATGGACCAGGAACTCTATCATCATTTGGATGATATGTTCTCCAATTAGTTGGATGGAAATGAATTGTGACAACTTTCTTTCCAGGATTTCTACAAGTATATCCCAACTCTCTCATGTGATAGGTAATCTTATTATCACATCCAGGAACACCCATAGTATAGTTCATACCATCAGAAGTTGGAATTGGAGTCTTGAATATCCAAGAATCTTGTGATGCCGCATTATCATAGGGTTCGATTTCCCAGTTCTTTCCATCTCCTGTAGAAATTTCCCAACGAGTCAAGGCATAAAAAGTTTTGTCCATATTAGCATTATTAAAATGACGAAGAGTATCATCAAAAATAATATCGGCATTAGAAATAATACAAATCTGGTCTTTCAGATTCTCATTACAAAAATCAAGTAATTCTTTGTATGTCGGTCTACTATCTCTAATTACTTTATGAATTTTAGGCGAATCAAAATTGAGTTCCGTATCCTCTTCCATAAAGAGATATACATTCTCAATCAAATCATTGCCAAGATTTTGATGGAGACAATATAAATACTCTCCATTTCTCATATGATTGGGAGAGTTAAAGTATTCTACAATAAGATTCATGACTCTAATAATTCCATAACACTATTATTTAAAGATTCTATAGAAGAAAAACATTCGTAAACATATTCTGCTTCCATATTATTTTCATCTTCACTCAATCCATATGGATAATTCCAAGAAACTTTATCCGATGCTCCAAAACATAAAAACTTTTTAGATGGATCAAAAAAGTTTTTCTTAGTATTGGTGAATGTGAAAGGTCCAGAACTTCTACCAACAATTAAATCACAAAACTCGGATAGATGCGAAATTTCATACAAATCTTGTCCTTCATTTTGTATGATGTCTCCACTATATTTTATATTTTCCAAAGAAGAATCAATTTTATGCGTAGTGATAGCAAGATAATTAGGATACTTTGAAGCAATGTATTCAATAACTTCCTTCATGTCACCGTTATACTCTGGGCATTGTCCAGATAGTGAAGGTCCATTGCAGAACAAAACTTTTTTTCTAGTCTCGTCTTCTATGAATTTATCTACTGTTTTAGTATTAAAAAAAGACCTATCAAAAAATGGATAATAATCTTCCATATTACCCAGAACTATTTTAGTATTCAAATTTTGGTTAATAAATTTAATTATAGTAGACCAAACATTGAGATACAAAGTTTTTATATTACATCCAGAATAACTATCGTTAGTAAAATATTTACCTTGCCAGGTGTTAATATACAAAATACCATCCTTTACAAGATTATCACTGCTATAATTAACAACGCTTGAAATTTCTGATAGTGGTCTTTGCTTTATGTTCAACCCTCTTAAAAGATAATCGTCATATTGATGAAAATATTGAACGTCAACATCTTTCAAACTGGAAATTATAGTTTCCAAAAAAGAACGTGTACAAAACACATCACCTTTATGAAAAAAGTTATAAAAATATATTTTCATAATCAATAAGTTTTATGACTTCTTTGGATATATTTTCCACTATCAAGTTCTTCACCACTTGTTGCTGCAGAAATAATTTCAACTATCTTTTCATCCACTTCATCAATAAGTTGATTTCTTTGAACATTAAGGTCACAACATTTTTTTAGACACTTCCAAAGGTTTTCTGCACCTTCTTCAGTATCAAAATACTTTGCTTTATATTCTTCAAAAGTCATTCTACGAATTTCATAAAGTAACTCTTGATTGTTCCACATCTTCAAATCAACAGTAGTGAGTTTGTCAATTAAAGATCCGAGTGTATCAGCCATAACTAGTCCAGTTTACAATAAAAAATTTTTTCGGTCTGTTTATAAATCTTAAATCCGTTGGACAAATAAAGATTTATTGCCTTAAAGTTGTCTTTGTCTACCGTTAAATGTAGACTATGGTTTTCTCTTTTATCTATAAGTGTTTTGAATATTAATTTTCCATAACCTTTTCCTACATAAGAATCAAAGACACACATACCTAACCACATTTTATCATTATCATAGTCTAAATGTCCATACCCAACTGGATTTGGATCATTCAAAACAAAATGATAGAAGTGATTGTTAAAGCAACTTTCATCTCTAGAATCAAAATATCTAAAATATTTTTTTAAATTTTTATTTTTTTCAACAATATCTTTTACTTCATCAAAAGAAATATCTATTTTTTCTCCAAAAGACATATAGAAGAACCTCCATGGCCAACAAAAATATTTAATATTTCCCAATTCGAATCACATTCATCAGCATTAGACAAAAAATAATCTGCGATGTAAGTTCCCCGTCCATACAAAAAATCATCCAATATAACAAAAGTTCCTTTTTCAGATCTTTCATTTTGGATCTTCAAAAAGAACTCCAAATTTTCGGATTTTCCTTTACCAAAAAAAGACTCTTCTCCATAATTTTTTCCTTTTATTTCCCAATCTCCTACATTATTTTGATTACTCCATAATTTTTCGTCTCCAGCATCCAACATATACATGTCTGGAATAAAATTTTGATATTGATCAAAAAAATTGAACATATCATCACAATGTATTTTGGAAAAACTGTCAAATTCTTTTAACTTTTCTACAGCAGAACTATAATTGTCTTTACATAATTCATATGATATAAACATTTTTTCTTCAAAATCCTTCATTGAAGAGCAAATTGAACTTGCATATGACGCATCTTTTCCTGTTCCAAGTTCTACAAAAGTTTTTGGTTTTTTTTCAGACACAAACAGACTTACAATTTCCGTAGTGTACATATTTGGAGAATCAACTTCCCAATTATCATCAATAAAAAAATCAGATAAAGACATAATTATTTAAAATTTAAAATGCTATTAGATATGTATTCTAGTTGAGATTCTGTAAGATCTGGATAACTTGGAATATTAAATCCTCGTCTACTTATATCTTCAGAAACTCTATGTAATTGATATCTATGAGAATACATAGGCATTGTATGTACAGGATAAAACAGTGGTCTTGTATCAATACCTTTGCTACTCAGATAGTTTCTAAACTCATCTCTCTGCTCTTGATTACATTCAAGAATAATACTATTCATCCAATAGCTATGGGTAGTATTAGGTTGCTCTTTATGAGTTTTAATGTGAGTTCCTTCAAAAACAGAATGATAGTAGTCCGCAATCTTTCTCTTTTTTGAAATCAACTCATCAGACCTTTCTAGTTGTGCCTGGCCAATGGCACATGCAATATTAGTCATTCGATAATTATATCCAACAACATCGTGCCAGTATTGACGATGCTCAGCAAGACCTTGACCTTTTAAATGAACTACCCTTCTATAAAGAGTTTCATTGTTAGTCACGACCATACCACCTTCACCCGCAGTTATAGTCTTATTACCAAAGAAACTATATGTAGAAATATCTCCAAAGGACCCAACATGCCTTCCCTTATATTGTGTACCAAATCCCTCCGCACAATCCTCAACAAGGAAGATATCATTGTCCTTTACAATTTTACAAATAGAATCCATATCACATGATTGTCCATACAAATGAACAATCATAACTGCTTTTGTTTTGGAAGTTATCTTCTTTACAATATCTTCTGGATCTATCTGCCAACTTTCTTCCAAACAATCAACAAATACAGGAGTTGCTCCACAATAGACAATTGCGTTTACAGAAGCAATATATGTAAATGTTGGCACAATAACTTCATCTCCTGGTCCAATACCAAGAGAAAGAAGTGCTAAATGTAAGGCAACTGTACCATTACAAACACTTGTAGCATAATCTACGCTGGTCTTTTTTGCAAAAGACTTCTCAAAAAGATTTACATATTTACCCCTGGAAGAAATCCAAGAACTATCCAAACACTCATTCACATATTGTTTTTCAAGATTGGTAATAGATGGTTGATAAATTGGAATTTTCATTTGTACATTTCAATTAATTTTTCAGTTAATTTGAATGATCCTTCAACAGATCCATTCCTATCATACCACATTTTACATTCATTGTGCATGTCTTCCCACTTAGATTTACTTATGGATAAAATTTTATCCTCAATTTCATCGGGAGAATTTACCTTGATGTAATGTACATTTTCAATCCATGGTTCATGATAATTGATAACATCACATCCAGGAACGACAATCGGAACTGTCCCCAACCCCATAAGTTCAATATCTCTATTACACTTAGGACCATAACCAGGCAAAATTAGACCAAATTTGGAATGAGACAATTTATCCAAATATTGATCTTGAGTATACTTATATCTTGGAGGATTACCCTGTCCCATATAAAACTCCTCAATCGAAGTGCTCCAATCATGATTACTTCTACCAACTGCCTGAATATAATTTTCTATATTTCCAATAAAAATTGAAGTAATATTTCTTTCTTCGTAAGAAGGCAATTTGGACTTAGAAAACTTTTCAAGTTTTCTAGGATTTCTAGAAAACATTGTCCATGGTTTACATTGAGGATGATTTGGTACAGTGTTAGCAAATAGACCAATTCTAAATGGAGGAACTTGAGATAATGGATCATCTACTCTTGGATAGTGCCATAATAGAAAGGACTTTTCTTTATCTGCCCAAGTGGCATTTCCACTTACATATTCACTTTCAACAAAATCATTTTCTTCCCAAAGTTCAACCATCTCCAAATAGCTTCTGCCATTATATCCTTCAATTACTGGAGTAGGAGTATATCTGTATAATTTAAGCATTATTTTTTAATGAAAATACAAAAACCTTTACCGTCTTTATTCCACTCTTCTCTATCTACAATATCACTATTCTTTTCATAAAAATCATCACATGCCTGAGTAACTACAGGAATACTATAACCATTTGGAGGACCAGATTTATAATCATCAATAAGAATTAATCCACCACTATTAACATGAGGAACAATTTTATTCAAATCAAATAAGCATCCATCATAACTATGATCACCATCAACTAAAGCATAATCAATCCCATTCGGGTAATTAGTTTTAAAAAAAGATTTAGTTAATTTTTTTTGAGAATTTGATTCAATAGCAGAAAAAGAACTAAAGTTTTCTTGTAAAGTTTCAACCATTTTTCTCCCATTCATTCCACCATAGTCAAAATCAATATCAATGGAAATCATTTTTTCCAAGTCTGGGCAATTGTTTAATACTGCTAAAGCAGATCTACCTGTACAGAATCCTGTCTCCAAAACATATTTGATTTCTCTTTTTTCCAAAAGAGTTACTATAAAATTATACTGATCTAAATTAAAATGTCCTTTTTCAGGCCAAAAGTTTGGTGTCATAGGTTTTTTCCTTTTTCTTGTAATTGATTTACCAAATTTGCGTTACTTTTTTTAAATGCAACTGAAGTGATCCATTTATGAGGAGGTCTCCATCCAGTAACATCATATTCAGTAGTTTGTTCAAAATTTATCAAATAATAATCATTTTCAAGTATCTCAAGATATTTTTCATAAGGTTTTCCATAATAATATATTCTTTCTGTATTATCAAGAACAAGTATTCCATCATCCGTCAAAAGATTACTAGAGACACATTCTTCTAAACATTCTACTCTGTTAATACCATCTATGGAAATAATTTCAAATTTTTTTATATTATAATTTTCAATTTCATCAAGAATACAACCATTATATGGCGCATCTCTACACAATAAAGTTAAATTGTTCATACTCAAAGCAGATGCGGTTTTTCGTATTGCGTCTGCCCATTGAAAATCATGCTCAAAAGTCAATAAAGATTTACATCTTGTAGAAAAATATAATGTACTTGCTCCAGAACCAAATTCAAGAATATTTAAATTATTATTTCTTTTTCTAAGAAAACTTTCAATAAAGTGAACACTACCATCAGTCATCCATGGTATAATTCTAGTAATCATTGATCTTTATACCACCTATAAGTTGAATCAATTCCCGTTTCAAGGGAAATTTGTGGAGTCCATCCAAGAGATTTGATCTTATCAATATTAAGAATTTTTCTGGGAGTTCCGTTTGGTTTAGAAGTATCCCATGAAGTATTTCCAGGATATTTAACTATATTAGACACAATATCTGAAAGTTCTTTGATAGTAATGTCTTCACCGGTTCCAACATTTATTGGATCAGAACTATCATAATCTTTCATACAAACAAAACAAGCTTCGGCAAGATCATCCACATGAAGAAACTCTCTACGAGGAGATCCATCTCCCCAAAGTTTTACATCTGGCCACCAAGGACCACCCATATCAATAGTATAACCCTCAGTCTTTGCCCAATGATATTTGGCAATCATCGCAGGAAGAACATGTGATGTCTCAAGATCAAAATTATCATTAGGACCATAAAGATTGGTGGGCATCAACGAGATGGCATTGAATCCATATTGCTTTCTATATGCTTGGCACATTTTGATACCAGCAATCTTAGCAATGGCATAGGCATCATTAGTTGGTTCTAACGGACCTGTCATCAAGTATTCTTCTTTGATTGGTTGCTCGCACATCTTTGGATAGATACACGAGGAACCAAGAAATAAAAGTTTTCTAACTCCAAACTTTCTTGCGGCTTCAATTATATTTGATTGAATCATCAAATTATCATAAATGAAATGTGCTGGATAATCTTTATTAGCACCAATTCCGCCTACCTTAGCAGCAGCAAGATAAACATATTCGGGTTCATTAATCCTGAAAAAAGTTTCAACATCTTCTTGTCTCCTAAGATCCCAACGAGAAGATGGTGAAGAAAGGATATTAGTATATCCCTTTCTATGAAGCATACGAACAATTGCTGACCCAACTAGTCCTGTGTTGCCAGCAACATATATTTTAGATTCAACATTCATTTTGACACATGTCCTTAACTAATTCATCAAAAGAAAATTTAGGTTCCCAACCCAATTCAATTTTTGCCTTTGTGGCATCACCCAATAAAGTATCAACTTCAGAAGGTCGGAAGTATTTAGGGTCAACCATTATACGCACCAACCCAGTGTTTGTATCAATTCCAACTTCTGTCCCAACATCAGTAAACTGCCATTCAATATCCATCCCAAAATAAGGTGCAGACCTTTCCACAAACTCACGAACTGAATACTGCTTGCCAGTAGCAATTACATAATCTTCTGGTGTATCTTGTTGAAGCATTAACCACATTGCTTCAACAAAGTCTTTTGCATGTCCCCAGTCACGAAGAGCATTTAGGTTTCCGAGTTTAAGAACATTCTGCCTGCCTTCAGACATTGCTTTGAAACCTCGGGTAATCTTACGAGTAACAAAAGTCTCACCACGACGAGGAGATTCATGATTAAAAAGAATCCCCGTACAAGCATAAAGTCCATATGCCTCACGATAGTTTTTAGTAATCCAATAACCATATACTTTAGCACAACCATATGGCGAACGAGGATAAAAAGGAGTTGTCTCCTTCTGAGGAATCTCTTGAACCTTACCAAACATCTCTGAAGTGGATGCCTGATAGATTCTAGTTTTTTCTTCCATACCAAGAAGACGAACTGCCTCAAGAACACGAAGTGTCCCTAGACCATCGACCATACCAGTATATTCAGGCATCTCAAAAGATACCTTTACGTGACTCTGGGCACCAAGATTATAAATCTCATCAGGTTGAACTTGCTGAATGACTCTTACAAGATTGGTAGAATCAGTAAGGTCACCGTAATGGAGAGTAATAGAATCATAGATATGATCAATGCGGTGAGTATTAATAAGGGACGCTCTTCGGACAATGCCATGAACTTTATAACCCTTTTCAAGTAATAATTCTGCGAGATACGACCCATCTTGTCCTGTAATTCCAGTAATTAAAGCAACTTTCATATAACAATGATCAGTATACTCATTATATCAAACTATTTGGAATTACGCAACCTAGTTATAGGGGCAATTTGTTACCTTTAAACTTCGCAGTTAAAAATGGATATTGATTTAATACATCCAAAAGACTTTCAATTTTATGCTCCATATCCGCAACTTGTTTCTCAAGTTCATGTATTCTCAATTCTTGACTTTTTGGTTTTAGTGTTGGAATTGATTTTGGAGCAATTTCTAGTTGGGGTTTTGGCAAACTTTGCGAAGAATTAACAGTATCACCTTTAAGTTTTTGGGTAAAGGTTTTTCTTGGCATTTTACTATCTTGGTATTATTTTTATTTAGATATTAGAACTAGACACAAAAAAAGAGGAGTCTTATCAACTCCTCTTGAGGGTAATTCAGGCTCGCCACCAATTTTTTAAGGAAATTGGAAACCTATTTGTTAGGATCAACTTGACTCCACCAGTACTTTTAGAGTCTCTCCGTGACTAAAGGGGGGTTCCCGACCAGTGCTGTTATAGACCATCCGTGTCTTCATCATCTTTAATATAACAAGGAACCGTATCTGGGTCTAACCACTTTGTATATTCAAAGTCTTCAATAGAAAGAAAAAATTGATCCTCGTTATCACAAAGATACATATCACGATATCGTCCAGTATAAGAATCAACTTTTTGAATCCTACAATCAGGTTTACCGTTAATTTCTAACGTACCAACTTGAACATAACGATAAGGAAATCTTTCCATAATAACAGTTGGTTTCCTAATCACTTTCATCAAGCAACCTCAACTGTTTCAAGATCAGCAAGAACATATTCCATAAGCATTTCATAGTCATCAAGAGGATCACCAGAGAATACTACACCTTCGTTTTCATAGTAGCGACGAACCTTTTTATAAAGTTTCGGATTCTTTACATCAAGGTAGAAATCTCCATTTGCCGCGCCACGAAGGGTCTGAATGTCTTTCTTAAACTTGGAAGTAATTGTCATTGTTTTGTTTGATTACCTTTTAATTATAAGGGAATTTGATTTTGAAGTCAAGGGCATTGTGCCACTTGTTCTTTTGGACCAGATAGTTATTTGAGTTTAGGTCCAAAAATCCAACTTACAAGGGAAATACGTTTTCCTTTAGTTACTGGAGTAACTCTATGAGGAATTCTAGAATCAAAAATAATCATTGTACCTTTAATTCGTGGAGCAACAACAGTTTTTCCATGATAATCAATAAACTCAAGATCTCCCCCTTCAAATTCTGATGGATCTGTTACTAACAAAGTTGCGCTCAACTTTCTAGTGTGATTTGGATCATTGGAAAGACCATAATCAGAATGCCAACTATAATGCTCACCAACGTCATAACTTGTAATTTGAATTCCCTCAATATGAGTCAAGTCATACTCCCAGTAATTCTTGTTAGCAAGATTAAAGTAATGAGAGAATATTGATGAAACCCAATGCGTTTCATACCACCAACTAATCTTTGAGTCTCTAGTCTTAGTTTCTATTTTTGAGTTATTAGAGTCACCAATAGATGCCTCAGAAAAACATTCAAATTCAATCTCATCAACCTCTTTGACCATCAAGTCAATGAGTTCTGAAGGAATAACTTGTTCATAGTGACCTACAGCGGTCGCAATTTTAGTATAAGTCATAATTTAAATTTAAGGTGCCTCGTCGTGATTCTTATAAAGTTCCAGTATTTCATCATCGGCAGGTATCATTACTGCCTTTTCTCCAGTGATAGGATTTTCTATTCCTATCGTTTCACCACTTTCCACTCTATTTAAAAGAGAGTCCCAGTTCTCTTGCCAATATTCCACGGAATAAAAGTCCATATTTTTGTCATATTTAGACAATCGGGGTGACAGGATTCGAACCTGCGACCTAATGCTCCCAAAGCATCCGCGCTACCAAGCTGCGCTACACCCCGTAACAGAAATAATTATAACACTACTTATGATTCCTGTCAAATGGTTCCCAATGTTGCCAGTTATACTTATGAATTGCCCAAATACCTATGATAGGAACGCAAATCAATAAGTAACATAATATCCCCAATACAATCTGATTATTGAGTGCCGATGCTATAAAGTGTGCCATTATGGATTAGAAGGGTCAATACCAAGTTCTTTTAAATAATCAATCCACCATTGTGGGTCTTCCTTTGAATTCCAATCAGGAACTTCCATTCCTCTTTCAGAATAATACTCTAAAAGAGCATCATTTATAGTCTGTGCGACTTCCATATTCCTCTTCCTCTTCATCAAGGTCTGCATATGCATTTGCCACATAAGGTCCGTGTGGGCGTTTGGAATCTTCTCTGACATATTTTTGTTCTGAGTTGATTGCGGATAACCATACAGCAGTCTTCATCACTATGTAGATTGTAAGTAATGGTGTGAAGCAAAGTAATAACTTAAACATCGTCATCTTCCTCCCAATATCCGTCGAATGGTTCTTGTAAGAGTTCTCTGTGCTTCAAAAATCTCATTGCTTGTCGCAAGAGTTTTTCATCTTCTTCTGTAAATTGCTCCTCAGAATTCATTTGTCTTTAAGTAATTCTTCTACTATTCGTCTAGTATCTTCCAATTTCTTTTGCTCCCTAGCACAATGCTTATATCCATTCTTACCCATATAAATCATTGTTCCTTGATAAAACATTGTTGCCGCAAAAATTAGAAGAAAAATAATTCCAATTATTTCAGTGTAATGTTGAGCCATGGTAATAAAGGTGGTATAACTCCTATGAGCCTGAGGAGACCTTCAGCAAAAAGAGCAAGAACGACCCAACCAACACACATAGAAATAATTGAAGCATTGCGATTGTGTCTACGAATTGCATCATCAATCATCTCCTGGCATTCTTGTTTTGTTATAAGTTTGTCATTAGTCATTTGGAAAATCTTCTTCGAGTTCAGTAAGTCTCTTCTTCCATGTTACTCCACCCTCCATTCCTTTGCATGGATTTATGCAGGTTTCATCACCATTATTGTTACAAACTAGTCCAGCAAGATCTAACTCATTTCCTTTTTTTCCAGTTCCAGTCCAATAATGTTCTCCATTAATCCAGACAGCACCACACTTAGGGCATTCCTTTCTTTCGATAGAAAGATCAGAAACTTCTCTACTGTCCATCTTCGTACTCCTTAAGAAACTTCTCAAAATTGGTCGTATCCTTAATAAGTTGCCTCTTAAGTTTCCAACCCATCCACTTCATCTGAATTTTTACAAACACATATCGGATTTGTAAATCGGCATAGATGACGAGCTTCATTGTCTCATCATAACCAGCAAAAGCAACTAATACAACTATTGTTAGCATTAGAAGATAAAACCCTGCCATTCTACATTCCCATATAGTCTTATGTAGACATTAAACCATTTCTTAAGATTTTATTGTCTTGATTTATACACAACGGAAAGGGTGGGATTCGAACCCACGGAAGCTTGCACTTCGCCAGTTTTCAAGACTGGAGCCTTCAACCACTCGACCACCTTTCCAATATAGAGATTTAACGAATCTCAAAGTCCAATTTACGAACTTTTCTTTGTCTTCTTGCCTCTTGCCAGGCAATATCTTGAGAAGTCAGAACATTCTTTTGTTCTTTCTGTGTAGAGTTTACCATAACTACCCTACTTAAGTCAAGAGCTGAAACACTGCCATCTTTGACAGTCATCATATTTGAACAACCACACACCTGAA